GTTGACCTAAAAGCACAGAAGTGGAGAGAGAATAACAACTGGTTCGGACAGGACGACGAAATGACTAGTTTTGCGCTTGGACTCCACAACAAGCTAGTTAAAAATGGAGTAGACCCGACTTCCGACCACTACTACGAGCGTGTAAATGCCCGTATGCGACAAGTGTTTCCAGAAAACTTCGAGTCTGGAGAACCTGCTGATGAACCTGAAAGGGAAGTCAAGCGGCCAAAATCGAATGTGGTTGCGCCAGCAACGAGAAGCTCTGCCCCTAAGAAGGTAACGCTCACTCAAACCCAAGTAAACATCGCCAAGCGGTTGGGGGTTCCATTGGAACTTTATGCCCGTAAGGTTGCGGAACAAATGAGGACAATTTAATGACTGAAGAAACCCAAAAGCGCACAAAGCGTGATGCTGACATTCGTGAGACTACAGAGCGTCCCCGTAAATGGAGACCTCCCCAACTTCTACCAGACCTTGCACCAGAGGACGGGTATGCGTTTCGTTGGATTCGTCTTAGCATTCTTGGTAGTGATGATGCCATTAATATTTCCTCAAAATTTGCAGAAGGTTGGGAGCCTGTAAAAGCTTCAGACCACCCAGAAGTTGCATTGTTAAATATCGGCGGAAACCGATTTCCTGACAGCATACAGATTGGTGGATTGATTGCTTGCAAAACCCCAGTCGAATTTGTCGCTGACCGTGATGCGCATTATCGGCAACAAGCTGATGCGCAAATGTCATCAGTTGACAATACTTATATGCGTGAGAGCGACCCTCGGATGCCTATGTTTAAAGAACGTAGCTCTAAGGTAACTTTTGGCAAAGGTCTTTAATTTTTTTCAAAGGAGTCTTAAATGGCTTATCCAGTGGTTAACGCCCCTTACGGGCTACGACCAGTCAACTTGATTGGCGGTCAGGTATTTGCGGGTTCAACCCGTGAACTACCTATCACCTACGGCTATGCTACAAACATCTTTTATGGTGATTTTGTAACATTGGTACGTGGGAACTTGGAACGCATAAGCGTTACAACAGGTGTTGTTGGTACATTGATGGGGGTTTTCCTCGGATGTTCGTACACCAACCCTTTAACCAAACAAAAGCAATTTAGTCAATACTGGCCTGCGTCTACGCTTGCTGGTGATGCGGTGGCTATTGTTTGTGATGACCCTGATACAGTGTTCCAAGCTGTGATGGTTTCTGGTACTACAGTGGTGACTTCTGGCGCTCGTGCCATGATTGGTCAAAACTTAGCAGCAGTTAACAACACAGGTAGCACCGCAACAGGTAATTCAGCTAACGCTGTTTTGGCAGATACCTCCCTAGCACTTACTGCGGCTTTGCCAATTCGTGTTATTGGGCTGGTTCCTGACTCTGTAGTGGCACAAGGTACGGGCGTTTACTCCAGTATCAGTACCGCTACCGTTACGCTTGCTTCGGCTCTTACGTTTACGCCGGTAGTTGGCTCTGACGTTGGCTCGATTGCAGCAAATGGTCAGTACATTGCCAGCGGTTCGTATGTTGCGTCTGTAACAAGCTCTACAGTTGTTGTGCTCAATGCAGCACCTCTGGTAGCGTTTGCCGCAGCTTCAACAATTGTGTTCAACCAATACCCAGAAGTACTCGTGAAGATCAATTTCGGTCTGCATAAGTACTACGCTGGAACCGCTGTTGCTTAAAGGAGCTAAATCATGGCTATTTCACGCGCACAACTACTTAAAGAACTTCTTCCCGGCCTGAACGCCTTGTTTGGTCTGGAGTACGCACGTTACGGTGAGGAACATAAAGAGATTTATGAAACCGAATCGTCCGAGCGTTCTTTTGAAGAAGAAACCAAGCTGTCCGGTTTCTCGGCTGCACCAGTTAAGAACGAAGGTTCTGCCATTGCTTATGACAATGCACAGGAAGCGTTCACGGCTCGGTACAACCATGAGACCATCGCTCTAGGTTTCTCTATCACCGAAGAAGCTGTCGAGGATAATCTGTATGACTCGCTGTCGGCTCGTTACACCAAGGCTCTGGCCCGTGCAATGGCTTACACCAAGCAAGTCAAAGCGGC